TTGCTCTGAACCGAGCATTTCCTTAAACGGAATGTCGTATTGAAGCCCGACATTGTTCGTTGGGTCGTTTCTCCACTCTTCTTTGATAAAACTAAACAGGCACTTACCAGTTACGCCGTCATTTGACAGATTACCAGCAACACTTAGCTCGATAGTTTTTGCACTGGTGTCGATCGTGATTTCAGTGCCTTGGTTTAAATCATCGGGATCTATGATTAGGGCCATTATTTATCCTTTTCAATTCCTATACGTAGTTTAAGGTAACTTTAAACTCACCTTCGGCTATTTTCTTAGCATCAAAAGAAGCTACCTGATCTGGTTTATTGTCCTGTATAACACCACATATTGTGTCACAATGTTTTTTCTGAGCCTCTATGAGCTTCTTCGTACTTTCTTTTGAGCACTTTTCTATCTCTTTTCTTAAAGATTCAAAGTCCTTACGTTGATCCTTAGCAGGTTTTTCAGGGTCTAGATCCCCTAAAGCCTTTTTAATTTCATCTTCGGGAGTTCCGTCTTTAAACTCTATAACTTTACCGTAAGCTTTAACTTTCAATGAAACCTCCTGTAGAAGAGTCAAATACTAAGTCAGGCTTTTCAGGCTCAGGTTTACTTGTGTCAATTTCAAGAGCCTTAAGTTTATTTATGTTAGAGTCGTTAGTTATTTTATGGGTCAACTCTTCCTTATCCAGCTGAAAGTTAGCTAAATCAAGCTCCTGCTTAAAAAACTGTGTCTTTTTCTTTAGGTCAAGATCGGCTAATTTAAACTCTCGCTCAAAAGAATCCTTAGACTGCTTAAGGTTGAGCTCCCCTAAGGCTAACTGAGGTTGGCTTTGGGCTTCTGCGGCGTACTTCCGGGCTCTAGAGTTAAACTCATTGGCCTGACCCTTAAGAACATCAATTTCTGCCTGTGTTCTCCGCTGTTGAAGATCTTGGGCTAATCTCTGGGCCTCTTGTTGCTCTGGAGTGGGCGTAGAAGCCTCCCGAAGACGCTCTAAGAAGCCCTGACGCTCCGCAAGGTTCATGTTTTCAACTACCTGCTCCATAATGACAGGTCTAAGTGGGTCGTCTGGGGCTGTGGTCTGTAGAAGCTGTACTAATTGAGACACCTCGTACTCTCGTGCCATGATTCCGAGGGAACTAGAGGCTAAAAAGTCGTAGTCTCCAATGGGAAACTCTTCAGGAGAGTACTGCATATAACGCCAAGCGGCCTTTTCCACCAGAGGGATTAGAAAACTATCTTGGAAAGACACTAAAGTTCTCTTATGTCTCTTGATAATGGCACCAAGGGACATAGAAATACCCGCTGCTGTGGCTTCACCATTGATACCTCCGGCAATTCCAGAGGAATCTACGGAGCCTGTAGCACTTTGGTGCATTCTCTCTAGGGAGGCTGTCTGGGCGTAGGTGTTCTGTGACATTTCCCCAAAGTTAAAGCTATGTAGGATCTCCCGAGGATCGCCTTGGGTCATGATTGTCTTACCCGGACGTACTCTAAAGTCAGAGTTACGGGGCATTCTACGGGCATCCATGGCAAGCATTGGGTGAGTGGTTAACGCTAGGCCGTCTATACGGGATCGCATTTCAGCATCAATGGCCTTCTGGGTGTTATAGCCCTTCTCCACGATACCACGTCCCCTAAAGAGACCGGGGACTTCTTCCCAAGAAAACCCTACTACGGGCCGGTCTGACATTAGGTAAGGATTTTCCTCAGCCTTAAGGAGTCTGCCGTTACCAATGACAATAATGGCTTCTACATAAAGTGATCCGTCGGAACCCTCAGGCTCTCCTAAGATATTAACCATCTCCTCATCTTCAGACTCCCTTTGGGCAGCCTCTAGGAGCACTCTAGGAACCTTACCAAAGTACTTCTTCTGGCGTACTCGGTCACCCTCAGGGTACTGGACAAGCTCCTTAGATGGCTCGATGTCTTGATCTGGAGGAGCATCACCTAAGTATACGTCTCTGTAGACGCCTTGCTCCATAAGTTCCTCTACTTGGTGCCTAGGGACAAACTCGTCGATCCCGAAGCCTAAGCCGCTTTGGATGCAGGTAGCCGTAGGGTCAAACCGAAGGTTCTTAGTTTGGATAGGCCGTAAGGTTACACATACTTCCTCAGTCTCCTCTACGCCAAAGGACTGAAGACCTCCCATGGTGTCTTGTACCGCAGGGGCTCTGTACGTCTTTTGCTCTACTACAACTTCGGCTGCGGCGTAACCGTAGATAGCTGAGTTTAGGATACACTCGGCTACAGCACTACGCATTTTGGTTTTTTTGAATTTCTCGGTAAGGAGTTTCTCTAGGAGAGCAACGTCGGCCTTCTGTTGGTCACCCACGTTATCGTCTAGGCGGAAGAACTTACCTTGGCCAAAGATAGCTTCCTCGACCTCGGCTACTCCAGACTCCACGGCCTGCATGGTGTTAGGGGAGACAATTCTAGATCTCTCGGACTGTCTTTGGACGTCCTCTTTGGCCCATATGCCTCTCCAGATCCGGTAGTACTCATCGTCCTTTTCCTTATAGTTAGACTCGTAGTAGTTCTCCCAGTCGTTGAGGTGCGCCTCTACCCAAGACACTAAAGAACCCTTAGATGCCTCAAGGGAGTCTGCGTAGTCCTTAAGGGTTTCTTCTGTCTCTAGTATTTCTATTGCCATTAGTGCTCCTGTAGCCCCTAGGGGTCCTTAGTATCCTGAGATGTCGTCTAGGGGTTCGTCGTAGGTGTCTTGGAAGTCATCGTAGTAGACAACCTCTGCTAGTTGGTCTATGTAGGCTAGGGAATCCACCATGTCGTCGTGGGTCATAGGGTCTGGGAACTGGAATAACTGATCCATAAACTTAATGTTCCATTCACCTTTGTTTAACTTAACGAGACCATTCTCAAATCTACCTTGGAGTGCCCACATAATTCTGTCGGTCTTCTTTCGGTTACCGTGGGTTAACTCTTGTACGTGGAAGAACCTTCCGTATTGTCTTTGTAGGTCCTCTAGGGGTGACATAACAGCCTGCTTGGCGATCCCCTTCTCAATACCTATGGCACTTGGTTGGTACTCCTTAACGACACCAAAGATCACCGAGGCGGTTTCCTTTAGGGTCCATCGGCCAGAGATAATCTCCTTAACCCACCACCCTTCGGGAGATACCTTGACGATGGCTATGGATGTGTCGTCCAGTCTCTTGTCTGCTTTTTTACCCACCTCCTCAAAACCAGCAAGGTCTATTGCGACCAACCATTGTCCACCTTTTGGTTCTTCCTCAGAAAAGGAAACCCAAGACTCCTTGAACATCTCAGAGCCTCTGGCCTCAAAGGACGCCTCGTATTCCTGACGAAAGGCGTAGGAACTTAGAGTCTTACGGGCTACCTCGATTTCCGAGGGGTCCAAAAGGGGGTTGTCTCTGGAGGTAAAGTGCCAAGCTTTGAAGTCTGGAGCGTCCCCTAGGGCCGCCATGGTGTACAGTTCATAAAAGTGGTTACGACCCATGGGTGTACCAATGAAGATACAGGAACCTTTGTGGTCACTAAGGGCAGGACGGAGGATCTGCTCAAAGACCTCAGGTTTCATGTCCGCATACTCATCCATCACTAGGTGCTTAAGGGCTACCCCTCGCATGGTGTCTGGCCTATCGGCACCCTTGAGGGAGATCTTAGCTCCGTTCATAAGGGTGATCTGTAGGTTGTTAATGTGTTTCCCCGTGATAAAGGGATGGGCTAACTCAAGGAGAGTATCCCACATAATGTCCCTAGCCTGACCTTGGGTAGGAGCGACATAGTATACCTGCCCCGGAGAGTCCTCTAGGGCCTTTAGGATCAGGGTCACCGCTGCTAACCTAGACTTACCACATCTACGGCCTGCGGCAATGACCTTAAACCTAGTGGGGTCAAAAAAGACCTCCTCTTGCCAAGGTAGGAGTTCTATGGAGAAGTCTATAGCGCCCAAGGTATTTCCTTAGTGGCAAAGGGGCAGGGACTCGAACCCCGATCTTTAGTTTTGGAGACTAAGATTTTACCAGTTAAACTAACCCAATACACTAAGGGGACTCCTCAGGGTTGACTACGGTAAACTCAGCTTCCTCTATGGAATCTATAGTGTCCACTTTAGTGGTCCCGTGGGTGGTGATATTAATGTTGACTTGATTCTTCCCAGTGTCCTTAACGACCTCAGCCTCAAACATCCCTACAGGGAGTATCCTATCGGTTATTATCTTCCAAGCAGCACTTTGATTCTTATGGTCATCATCTAAGGCGGCACTAAAGATACTATCAAGGACCTTCCGGGATTTGGGAGACGCAAGCATACGGGCCTTATAGTCTTGCATAACCCCAGCATCCCCCTTAGGGCGACCTACCTGACCTCTACCTCCTGCCCTTTTGGAGGCTACTTTAGTTTTCTTAGGTCTTCCTATAGGTTTCTTCTTAGGGGCTTCCTTAGGGGTACTAAGGACTTCCTCCTTAGGGGTACTAAGGACTTCCTTAGGGTCTTCCTTAGAGGTACTAAAGGGTGTCTTCAAAAGTTATCCTCCTTAGGGGGCCTTCTTAAGAAGTACTAAGTGTCTTCTTAAGTATTGACAAAGTTGTTAAAGTGGTAAGTTTCCCTTAAGGGCCGCTTAGTTTTACCTAAGTAGTCCTAAGGAGTGTTACCTATGGTTCTTATTATATCATGGATTATATCAAAAGTCAATACCCTAAGGGCTACTTTAGTGTAATTCCCTATAGAATACTAAGGATGCCCGAGGTGTCCCTATTTGTCAAGTGTTTTCTTTAGTAATTCCTTAGTTTTTTCTTAAGACAACCCTTTGATTTCTCTAAAGTTTCACCTAAGGGTCCAAGGTGTTACTAAAGGTAACATTTAAAGGGGTTTCCTCCAGTTTTCCTCTTGTAAATCTATGGGCCTACCCCTAAGTATAACCAAAGTCAACCCCTCCCCCGGCCCCCTCGGGCCTCTCTGGTGGCCCAAAGTGCC